TTTTCTTAAGAGTCATATCTATAAATTTTTTTTGTGGCTTGTTGGTAGTTTAAATCATATGGCTCTCTACAACTCAGCTTTCCCATTGAATGATGTAAAATTGTTGAATCTCCAATGTATAAAGCAGCATGAGCTAGAGAATTTTTTACAGATTCCATAAGAAGAACATCTCCAACTTTAATCTCAGATTTATCATCAACTTCTTTAAAACCTAGATTTGGTAAAGTTTGTTCAAATAATGGATTTTTAACAAATTCTTTTAAAGTATTAGGTCTTTTTGTATATGCAATATCTATATTTTTATTTTCTAAAAACCAATCTGTTATT